CCTATATTTTCCTCCGGGGGGATATTTGATTTGAAAGTCGAACTATTACCAGGGGGTGACCCACAGCGATGTCCGACGAAGTTGGGGTAAACACCCCTGAATCACTTCCGATCAGGCGTCCACCCGCTCGAACCAGTGTGCGAAGGACCCGCCAACTTGTTGTGCAGGCCCAGAATCTCATCGAGGAGCGCATCCAGGCCGGGACGGCCTCGCCCACGGAGACAGTTGCAGTGCTTCGGTTGGGGACGGAGACCGAACTTGCCAACATCGAGCGCATCAGGGCGCAGACGGAACTACTCAAGGCCCAGAAGGCCAAGTCGGAGGCCGAGACTGTCAGCGGTCAGATGTTCAAGGACGCCATGGACGCGATTGTGCGATACCAGGGAGGTCGTCGTGATGAACCCGGGGGATAAGAACTACTCGGCAATGTTAGCACGCGATACTTTTTTGTCTCGCTACCGCTACCTCAAACTCGACGGTCGTGTTGCTGAAATCACTTTCGGCAACGAACGCCACTTGAACCAGGCTTTTTACACGAGTCGTGACTGGAAAGTCACCCGTGACGAGGTGATTGTCCGGGACCAGGGACGGGATCTTGGACATCCAGATTATCCGATCATGGGACCGGTAACGGTTCACCACATCAACCCAGTCACACCAGAGCAGTTGCTCCGCGGCGATCCCATACTCGTGGAGCTCGAAAACCTGATCTGCGTGTCTCACAACACACACAATGCCATCCACTATGGCGACGAAAGCCTCCTCCCGACCGAATGGGTCGAGCGGGAACCGGGCGACACGACTCTTTGGAAAAGGATGTGGTGATGCAACTACTGCGAAACGTCACAGTAGTCACGGCCAACCTAGGCCGAGGCGCAACGGTCGAGGAGTTCGAGGACAACGTCGACCGACTCAAGCGGAAGGTGCCCGGGAAGTCGGTGTTCTACGGCTTCCAGGAGATCGACGAGGGCGATGTCCCCAACGAGATGAAGTACCTGCGCGAGGTCTTCGGCGACAGCCACCGATTCGTCGGCGTGAAGACCAAGGTACCGATCCTCGTACCCAAGACCTTCGAGATTGCCCGGCGCAATGTCGAGCAGGGCTCCGACGGAGTCAAGAAGCTGCAGCCCGACCGCTACGTGGTCCGCGCTGTCGTCTTTCCCAAGGGTCACTCCGACCGAAAGGTCGCTGGAGTCAACACCCACATCGGTCGGAACATCCCGGCCCTTCAGGACGAGCGGGCAGAGGATCTCCGGAACCTCCGTCAGGAGCTCAACAAGCCGATGGCCGCCTGGCTGACCGGCGATCTCAACAAGCACGGCTTCGAGGTGATCACCCAGCCCGAGCGGAGGGTGGTCACTGCCGGTCTGGACTACATCCGGACCTACCCGTCGGACGATGTCCGCTTCCGGGTCATCAACAAGGGAACCGTTCGCCTCGTCGGTGACGGTCACAACGCCCACTGGGCCCAAATGCAGATCATCTGGCGCTGAGAGGAGCGCGCATGACCGAGCACGAGTACGACGACAGCCTCGCCGAAGACGAGGTGTTCGAGTTCGTCGAGATCTACGAGGACGAGCCCGACTTCGACGCCCCACAGGCGGACGAGGACGGTCTCCAGGAGGACGAGGGCCTGGGCGGCAACGACCCCGGTGTCCCCGACGCTCCGCGCAGCTGGCAGGAGACGCTGGTCTGGTACAGGACGCACCAGAACCGCGCACAGATCGGTTTCGACCCTGACGGCATGTGCCTGAAGGTCTGTCGGACCGCTCGAGGCATCCCGCCCCGCTACCTGTCGGCCAAGGAGGCCCAGGACGCGACGCCGAAGGAGTTCCGCATCTACGACGTGGAAGATCTTCGCCGAAGCGTCATCGGTTTCTTCGACGACCCCAACGACAGCAACCGCTTCGGCCACATCGCGACCATGATCGGCCGCGTCAAGGGCTTCGACCCCAAGAGCCTGCACGACACGCTCTGGGAGACCAACTCCGTGAAGGCCAACGAGCTGGTCGTCGTCCGCGGCGACTACTTCGAGCGCTACTGGGGCGACAAGTTCAAGTTCGGTGCCACCTGGCTCAACGGCTACGAGCTCGACGTCCCCGGTCACACCTCCCGGGTCGAGCGGTTCAACAACGGAGGCCCGGTCTACAACCTCAACCTCCTCGCCAAGGCCGCCAAGGCCGGCCGCACCAAGCCGGGCGAGATCCTTCGCCGCATCGAGGACCAGGTCCGCCGTCTGCCGGACAACCGGAACGTGAACAACGTCCGCGAGTTCAAGGACGAGTGGCGTGAGACCCGCAAGATCGACATGAGCCTCCTCGACGAGGCCGTGAAGAACGGTCGTGTCGGTCTCGTGAAGCGCGTCCGCGACGAGATCCGTCGGCTGATCGCAGCACTCCCTGAGGAGTGACCTGTGGTGCAACGAGTCAAGTACTTCGCACGTGGCCTGTGGGTGGATCGACATCTCTCGCAGTGGGTCACAACGATTCTCATCGTGGTCAACGTTGGTCTGGGGAGCGTCATCCTTGCGGGTGGGGTAGACCGGTTCGCACCGCCGTCGTACAACCCGTTGGTGGACTTCACCCACGGGCGCACATGGATCTGGGGCGTCTGGATCCTGCTCTCGGGGATGTTGATGACCACACCATTCAGATGGCCTAACATCGTTGGGCTATGGCTGTCAGTGTTCTGGCACACCATCTGGATGGCCTGCTTCATCGTGGCCGTCATCAACTTTCCTGGAGCAGCTTCGACGCCGATCCCAATGTACGGCGGCATGGCGCTCCTGTCCTCAGCTCTACTGACCGCGAGGGCCATCGAAACTCACGGGGGGTAGCCACTATGGAACCCAACGTGCAAGTCGCACTCATCGGCGTTGTCACCACATTCATCACGACGATGGGTGTGGTGGCTGCAGCCTTGATTGCCAACTATCAGCGCCGCGCAACGGTCGCTGAGAAGGTGGTGGACGAGGTTGTAGTCGATGACGATGAGCTCGACACGGAGGATGTGATGCAACGCATCTTCCATCTGATCTCCGAGAACGAGCGGAAAGAGCGTTTGCTCGCCGATGCTCGACGGGAGGTCACAAACCTCACCAATGAGGTCAGCCAGCTGCGAGCCGAGAACACCATGCTCCGCCTCGGCAAGCGGCCGGACGACTTCGAGCCAGACCTCTAGCTTTCTGTCAAAATGGGAAGGAGTTGGGCCATGTCCAGCATCCTGGATGATGTCAAGCTCGCGCTTGGGCTCCTGCCCCAGGACGAGAGCTTCGATCCGACGATCATCATGCACATCAACAGCGTCTTCTCGATGCTCTTCGCTGCCACCGGTGTCGGTGGTCCCGCAGGCTTTGCCATCACCGGCAAGGACAACACCTGGGCGGAGCTGTACGAGGACGACCGTCTGAACTCCATCAAGTCCTACGTCTTCGTCCGAGTCAAGATCCTCTTCGACCCGCACATCGTCGGCGTGGTGATGTCCGCTCACGAGCGGCAGTTCCAGGAGATGGAGTTCCGCATCATGGCCGAGGCGGACAACTGACCGTGCTCACCAATGTTGGGACGCCGATCCACTATGAGGCGTTCCGTCAGAAGGTGCTCGCCGGCCAGATCCCCGTCTGCCAAGAGATCTCCCTGGAGATGCAGCGAATCGATGAACTCGTCAAGAACCCCGACGTCTACTACGACCCAGGGGCAATTGACGGGTTCATCGAATTCGTTGAAGCTGAGCTAACCCTCACCGATGGTGAGGACGTTCACATGCTCGACTCATTCAAGCTCTGGGCTGAGCAGCTCCTTTCGTGGTTCGTCTACAAGGATCTGCCTCGGTGGGACGACGAGACCAAGAGCTTCGTGATGAAGCGAGTCCTGATCCGGCTGCGCGACACTCAGTACCTCATCGTGGCCCGAGGATCGGCCAAGTCAATGTACGTTGCATTCCTGCAGGCGTACTTCCTCACGGTCGACCCGTCGACCACGCACCAGGTGACAGTGGCGCCCACAATGCGCCAGGCCGAGGAGGTCATGTCGCCAATCCGGACTGCGATCCAGCGGTCGAAGGGTCCTCTGTTCAAGATGCTCACCTTCGGGTCGAAACAGAACACGACCGGCAACCCAGCTTTGCGCCAGCAGCTTGCGTCCACCAAGGTGGGCATCCAGCTCTTTGCCACGAACTCCAAGCTCGAGGTCCGCCCCATGTCGATCGACAAGGTGCAGGGTCTCCGATCCAAGTACAACTCCGTGGACGAGTGGCTGTCTGGTGACACGCGCGAGAACGTCATCGAGGCGCTCATGCAAGGCGCGCGCAAGTACGAAGACCCGATCCTGGTCGCCATCTCTTCGGAGGGCACGATCCGGAACGGCGTGGGTGACGACATCAAGCTCGTTCTGGCGGCGATCCTTCGCGGAGAGCTCAAGGACAGCGACAACATCAGCATCTTCCACTACAAACTGGACCACGTCAACGAAGTAGGCGACCCCAGCAAGTGGCTGAAGTGCAACCCGAACCTCGGCATCACCGTCTCGTACGAAACGTACAAGAAGGACGTCGAGAAGGCGGAGATGTTCCCCCATATTCGGAACGAGATCCTGGCAAAGCGCTTCGGTCTCCCGATGGAGGGCTTCACCTACTACTTCACGTACGAGGAGACCATTCCGACCCAGCCGGTACTCAACCCGGTGCGTTATGCGGGTATGGAGTGCGCCATGGGCGTCGACCTGTCGCGAGGTGACGATTTCTGTGCGTTCACGTGGCTGTTCCCGCTCGGTAACGGGCGATTCGGCTTGAAGACCCTGTCCTTCATTTCTCGCCGGACCTTGGATCTACTCTCGGGGTCCAAGCGGATCAAGTACGAGTCCTTCCGCGAGGAGGGCACGCTTATCGTGCTTGAGGGCAACACTCTGGACATGATGCAGGTCTATGACTACGTCTACGACCACATCGAGCAGCTCGAGTACATTGTTATGGCCGTTGGCTACGACACGTACAACGCTGACGCGTTTATCGAGCGCTGGATCCGGGACAACGGAGAACAGGGCATTCACAAGGTTATCCAGGGCGCAAAGACCGAATCGGTCCCTCTGGGTGACATGAAGACTCAAGTCGGCGCTCGAGTGATCGAATTCGACGAGAAGATCCTGATGTTCACCATGGGTCACGCTGTGGCCAAGGAAGACATCAATGGCAACCGTATGCTGGTGAAGCTGCGGAATGACGAGAAGATCGACAACGTTTCGGCATGGTTGGACGCCTATGTGGCCTACCTCCGAGACCCCGAATTGTTCGACTAGGAGGTGAGACATGGGACGAGTGACACGCCGCCTCGGCGAGCTACTCCACGGCGTCAACCAGTTCGATCAGGAGCGCCGTGTGGACGCTTCGTGGGAGCACGGCCTGTCCATGGCCCGTGACAGCGGGGCGATGAATACCGCCCCGAGGTTCTATCGCGACCGGTCGATGATCGAGTCGATCTACGTGCGCCTAGCGATCGATGTCGCCATGGTGGACTTCATCCATGTGAAGCTGGACGAGGACAACGACGTTCCCATCGAGCGGATTCGTTCCGTTCTCGACCAGCGCCTGACGGTTGACGCCAACGTCGACCAGACGGCGTTCCAGTGGAAGTTCGACATGGCGATGACGATGTTCAAGAACGAGGTTGCAGTTCTGGCCCCGATCGAGACGACGTACGACATCGCTCAGACCGACAGCTTCGACATCCAGTCCATGCGAGTGGGCACGGTGTCGTCCTGGTACCCGCGAAGGGTCATGGTGAACCTGTACGACGACCGAGAGGTCGACTCGTCGGGTCAGCCCATCAACGGAGGTATCCGAAAGGACGTCCTCTACGAGAAGCGGGAAGTCTGCATCGTGCAGAACCCGTTCTCGGGGGTCATGAATGCCCCCAACAGCGTCATGCAGCGTCTCATCGAGACCTGGGCACAGCAGGACGCCCAGAACCGGGAGATCGCCTCTGGCAAGCTCGACATGCTCATCCAGCTGCCCTACGTCACCCGTGGCGCCAAGCGGCAGGACATGGCACAGAAGCGCCGTCAGGAGTTGCGTGACCAGCTCTCGGAGGACGAGCTCGGAATCGGCTACATCGATGCTTCCGAGAAGGTCATCCAGCTCAACCGTCCCATCAACAACCAACTCCCGGATCAGCTGGACAAGCTCTACCAGCAGGCCCTGGACCAACTCGGTCTGACGCCGGCGATCATGAACGGATCCGCTTCTGCGGACGAGCTCAACGCCTACTACGACCGCACCATCGAGCCGCTCTGTACTGCGATCCAGCAGGAGATGAAGCGGAAGTTCCTCACGCAGAACGCGCGCACGCGCAGGCACTCCATCGAGATCTACCGCGACCCGCTCAAGCTGATTCCGATCGGCGAGCTGGCGGAGATCACCGACAAGGTGCTGAGGAACGCGGCTGTCACGGCCAACGAGCTCCGACCGAAGATCGGCTACTTCCCGTCCAAGGACCCAAGCGCCAACAAGCTGATGAACCCGAACATGCCGGTCGAAGACCAGGTTGGCGGGGGCGTCGCGGCGACTGCGGCTGCGGGGGGAGCACCCGATGAACTCGACGGAGAGCTCGACGGGCTGGAGGCAACGCTCGACGAGATGATCTCGGAGTTGGGCGGTGGCTGACGGCTACACCGCCGAGGAGGCCGCGTACAACAAGGCCTACTACGAGCGGAACAAGCAGCTCAAGGGTCGTCAAGCCGGCAAAGGGGATGACTCCTCGTCTGGTGCTCGACCTGTAGGCCAAGCGCCGCCAAAGGACCGACAGGCTGCTCGCGCTGCGGCTGCAGCAAAGGTCAAGTCACTCAACGCAAAGCTCACTCAGCTACGTGCGGCACTCCAAGCCGCTCGGGCCAAGTCGAAGTCCGACCCAAACGCGGGGAAGTCCAAAGCAGAATCGGACGCCGCGAAGAAGAAGGACAACGAGGAGTACTACAACAAGAACAAGCAGAAGATCGCGAACGACCGCAAGGCCGAAGCGCGGAAGTCTGGTGGTTCGAGTTCTGGTGGGTCAAAGAGTTCAACCTCCGAGACCGACTCCGGCCCCAAGAGCGTGGAAGAGATCGAGGCCGCCATCCGCAGCACCCTCACTCAGCTGAAGGCTGCGGTAGCCAAGCTCAGGTCCCTATGACGGAGGCAACATGACCGATTACGTCGGCGCCTTCCTGGCATCGCCCCGAGACATCCTCCACTACGGCCGCAAGGGCATGAAGTGGGGGCAGCGGATCTTCACCAAGGGTGAGGACTCCGGATCGTCGAAGAGCAAGAGTGACGCCCCCGCCTCCGCCACGAAGTCCGGCGGCTCGGGTGGCTCAGCTCCTGCCAAGAAGCCGTCAGGCAACATTCAAGACAACGTTGAGTCTTCTGCATCCAGGTACGCCCGTCTCGACGCTCAGGCGAAGACCGGGAACGCCTCGCAGATGACCGAGCAGGACCTCAAGTTCTACAACGCGAGGACCGACGCTCTTGCCAAGATCAACAAGATGAACGAGACAAAGCCGTCGTGGCTTCGTGAGACAACCACGACGGTGATCCAGTCCGCTGCACAGCGCCAGATGCAGATGGTTGCCAATGGTCTCGCCGACAAGTACATCGGCGACCCGATCAAGGCCAGCATCAAGGCATCGGGTTCGTCGTCATCCGACGACGATGACGACTGACTCAGAAAGGGTCAAAATGGAACCGGATTTCAGCGGTTACGTCACCAAGGCGAACCTTCAGTGCACCGACGGCCGGACCATCGCCTCTGGCGCCTTCAAGCACCAGGACGGCCAGAAGGTCCCCGTGGTGTACAACCACAACCACAACGACATCGCGCAGCACCTCGGCTACGCGGTCCTGTCCCACCGGGACGACGGGGTCTGGGGAGACGTCTTCCTCAACAAGGACAACGTCAACTCGGTCACCGCCCTCAACCTGGTCAAGCAGGGAGCTCTCGACAAGTTCTCGATCTGGGCCAAGAACCTGGTGGAGCAGGGTGCCCTCGTGCACTCCGGCGACATCCAGGAGGTCAGCCTCGTGCTGCAGGGTGCCAACCCCGGCGCCTCGGTCTACAACGTGCTGATGCACTCCGACGTGGACCAGGACGACCTCATGGTCGTCGGTGGTGAGATCGTTCACGCCGACGCCGAGGACGCACCCCCGGTCAAGGACGACGAAGCCCCCAAGGGTGACGACGCTCCTCCCGCCGGCGACAAGACCGTCGCTGACGTTCTCCTCACCCTCAACGACGAGCAGAAGCTCGCTGTCAACGCCTTCATCGACGACACCGTCACCGAGGCTGTCACCGAGGCCCTCACCGAGGACGCCCTCAACAAGGACGGGGACGCCAACGACGGCGGCTCCGGCGACATCCAGCACAACGACTCCCAGGAAGGGACCCGCATGACCACCAACGCCTTCGAGAAGGGCCAGGCTGTCGGCGCCGCCGTCAAGCCCGAGCTCAAGCACTCCGACGTCACGTCGGTGCTCATGCACGCCATGGGCTCGCCGAAGACCCGGCAGGACTACCAGATGGGGCAGGGCGTCTCCTCGCTCCGCGACCTCGTCCGTTCCGAGCAGGGCGCCGAGCTCATGCACGCGGACACCTACGGCATCGACAACATGGAGGTGCTGTTCCCCGACGCCCAGTCGCTGATGGCCCGCCCGACGTTCGTCGACCGCCGCCAGGACTGGGTCAAGGTCTTCATGTCCGGGACCTCCCACTCGCCCTTCAGCCGGGTCAAGACCACGTACGCGGACATCACCGCTGACGAGGCCAGGGCGCGGGGTTACATCAAGGGCAACCAGAAGACCGAAGAGGTCTTCCCGGTCTTCCAGCGCGAGACCGGCCCCGCCTGGGTCATCAAGAAGCAGCGCCTCGACCGCCAGGACATCATCGACATCAAGGACTTCGACGTCGTGGCCTGGATGAAGGCCGAGATGCGCGGCAAGCTGGACGAGGAAGTCGCGCGTGCGGCTCTCTTCGGCGACGGTCGTCCGACCATGGTCGACGGCAAGATGAACCCGGACAAGATCCAGGACCCGGGCCCGAACAGCAACTCGGGCAACGGCATCCGCGCCATCATCAACGACCACGAGCTCTACACCTCGCGGTACGAGGTCCCGATCGACACCACGGCCAAGGGCCAGGCGTGGAACGTGCTCCTCGACACCATCACCGAGAAGCAGGAGTTCTACCTCGGTTCCGGCAACAAGACCGCGTTCCTGCCGTTCCGCACGGCGACGCGTCTGCTCACCATCCGCGACGACTGGGGCAAGCGGATCTACCGCAACCTCGACGAGGTCGCCGGCGACATGGACGTCAACCGCATCGTGCGGGTGCCGACCGAGCTGTTCCCCGCCGACGTGCTGGCCGTGGTCCTCGACCTCGCGGACTACAACTTCGGTACGGACCGTGGTGGCGAGGTCACGCTGTTCGACGACTTCGACATCAACTTCAACCAGTACCACTACCTCATCGAGACCTACCTGTCGGGCGCGCTCACGCTGCCCTACTCGGCTCAGGTCTACATCGCCGTCGACGCCGACGAGCTCCAGGCCACGCCGGTCGCACCCGGCTTCAACGCCCAGACCTCCACGGTGACGATCCCGACCACCACCGGCGTCGACTACACCAACGCCGAGACGGGCGCGGTCATCCCGGCCGGCCCGGTCGTGGTGGCGGCGGGCGACACGCTGCTCGTGGAGGCTGTCCCGCAGGACGGCTTCTACTTCGGCACCGGCACCGACGACCGCTACGACTCCTGGTCGTACGAGAGCACGCTCGAGGCCTGATCTCATGCGGGCGGCCGTTTCTCTTGGCCTCGCTGAGGCCAGGCAGGTCCGCCCCGGTGTCTGGGAAGACGAGATCACTGAGGTACCAAAGCTGGCTGATATCCAGCAGAGGACGGAGACGTTCAACGTGGAGGGGAACATCATCCCCGAGTACAAAACCACGACGACCGTCTCCGTCCTCTCGCAGGGTGTCATCAAGCCCGATTACACAAATCTCCGATACGTCTTGTACGCGGGGGAGCGTTGGATCGTCACATCGATCAACCACGCTCCCCCGCGCCTGACGCTCTTTATCGGGGAGGTGTACCGTGGCCCAGTCCCAGCAGGAGCTCCAGACGCTCCTGAGTGAGTTTCCCGGCGTGACGGATGCATATTTCCAGAAGCCCGGCAACCTCACCTTGGTGCCCGACTACATCGTGTACGAAATCGACGACGAATACGTGCTTCGTGCAGACGATCGCGCATTTGCCTTCTTCAACAAGTACACGGTGACGCTCGTCACCCGAGATCAGGAGTGCCCGGTCAAGCAATTGATCCGGGACCTGCCATACGCGAGCTTCGACCGGATGTTCATCGCCGGTGGGCTCTATCACTTCGTCTACAACCTTTACTTCTGAGCTGAAAGGCTTTCGCATGACCAGGATCGTGTTCGACAAGCTCGACGAGCGCTACTTCGACCAGGGCGTCAAGTACGGTGTCCTCTACGAGGGCGTTGCCGGCGCGTACGTCAACGGTGTCCCGTGGAACGGCCTCGTCAACGTGACGCAGTCGCCCTCCGGCGCCGAGCCCAACAAGCAGTACGCG